TGCGGTTGCCTCTGTGCTGATTGCTGCCACCAGTTTCGCCCGGTGGTCCGCGCTCTTAAATGGCTGACCGGTAGGCGGCGGCCAGCCAAACCAGAGGCATAGGAGGAAGATCAAAACCAGATCCATGGTGTTCTCCTGTGCCGTTGTTCATGCCCGTTTATCGACCGGGCCAGTCGGTCAGGTCACGCCCTGAGATTCGCTCCCCTCGCGCCTTTGGCTATCCCCACGGCCTTCCGTGGTTAAGAGGGGGCAAGGAGCCGGGCGCCCTGGCTGCGGGTGTTAACCGCCGCCCGCTGGGCCCATGAATTAGGCGACCCGTTCCAGTTCCTGCTGATTCATTTCCAGCACCCAGGCGGCAGCGGTGTGAACGTCCACCTGAAACTCGGCGGCGATGGCGCGCAGAATGTCCTGGTCAGATGGGCGCACCGGGGGTGCTGTCTTTTCCGGGGCCCGGTATGTGCCGGCCTGTTCGCTATCCACCTGTGCGGGCTGCTCGGCTACCGGTTCGGCCTTGGGCGCATCCTGGGACTGCTGGGCGGCTTTCTCGGCGTCGGCTTTCTGCTGGGCTGCGCGCTCTGCCTTAGCCTTTTCCTCGGCAGCAATCCGCTGGCGCTCAGCTTCCAGGCGGCGTTCTTCTTCCTGCTTGTGCCGGGTGATGCGGCTTTCCACTTCCAGCCTCACCAGTTCGCTGTCTTTCAGGGCGAGCTGCTGGCGGTCGGCAAACAGGAATTCATAACCAGCCTCGGCAATGATCTTGGCGTTGGTTCGTATCAGGTCGGCAGTTTCGTTGATGGCGATCTTTGCCCGGGCTACTTCGTTGTCGGCGGCATCGCGTAGGGTGGCGATGGTGCGCTTGCCCTTCATGGCCTCGTTGAAATTGCCGGGAGGGTTCGGCAGCCGGTATCCATCGAGATTGGCCTCTACCTTGGTAAAGTGATCATCAATGGCCTGCTTGCCGTCCTGTGCGATCTGTAGCTTGATGGCCTGCTTCTGGCTCTTAACCAGCTTCTCGGCCATCAGCCGGTTATCGCGGGCCAGCTTGTGCAGCATGTCCTTGCGGCGCTTGGCGCTGTCCACGGCTTCAACCTGGGCCAGCAGCTGGGCTTCGGCGGCGTCCAGTGCATCCTCAGCCTTCTTCAGCTGCTTCACCTGGTTGTCCAGATCGGCAAAGTCCTGGTCGTTTTTCGGCTCCCGTACCAGCACCTCGTCAATGAAGTGCTTGAGGGCAGATTCAAACCGGTCGAAGTTGTCCACGATGGACAGATCGCCGCTTACCTGAACGGATACGGCTGGCAGGTCTTCGGTGGTGGCGCCGGTAGCGGCCTGCTCCTGCTTGCGCGGCTGGTATTCGGCCAGATCGGCCCGGAACTGCTCCCAGCCAGCTTCCAGTGCGGCAAAGCGGGATTCGTCACGCTCAATCCACAGGTACTTGCAGTTTTCCTCGGTACCATCGGATGCCATGAACAGGATCCGTTCGGCACCGGACAGGGTAAACTGCTGGTCAAGCTGAATCCGGTAATGCTCGTCCAGTTCGCCGGCATCGATCTGAGCAGCAAGGTCAGCGCTCAACCATTTGTGCTCCCAGCCAATACGGCGGCACATGGTCAGGCCATCCATGGATGCGAGATAACCGCTTACGGCATCATCAAGCACCACCGGGTACAGCTCGTCATCAATGATTGCGTCTGCAATGGGGCGCGCTGCCGCTTCTGCCTGGTGGCCCTTATCGAACGCCTTTTTCTGGTGCTCGCTGGGCTCAGGAACCACGCCAGTGGCTTTCTGGTCCATCAGGGCGTTGCGAGTCTGGTACTTGCTCTTGCCCATCATAGCGGGCGCCTCACTGGCCGTGTCGCGCTCTGCGCGCAGTGCCAGCCACTCCGGGGAGCCCTGCTCAACTTTTACGAGTTTGCCGAGATTGAATTTCATGCTTCTGCTCCTTGCTTGAGGCCGAGAATTTGCTGGCGCTGTGATTCGTTCAGGGTGTATTTGGATTCCAGGAAGCCGATGATGTCCTGAGGGTCGGTGCCGCCATCCACGCTGGCGCGGAAATCGGATAACTTTTTCTCAAGTCGCTCCTGGGGGTATTCAGGAAGCGCGGCAGGCTGCGCATCACGAGGCGGCGTAATGTCGCGCTCTTCCGGAATGTCGCGCGCCTCTTCGACCGTAATCAGGCCACCTAAGGCATCGGCGAATTTGTCCCGCAGGGCATAACCGCGCGCGCGCCACATCAGCATCCGCTTGGGGTACTGCTGCCACGGCCCCTGCTTGCCCCACAGCTTCGCGTGTTCGGCGTCCTGACGGCTGAAGGTGACGGTGTGCTTCTTGTCGTCACCCTTGCGCCAGACGGTGCAAGTGGCGGCCATGGCCTGCTCGTCAAAGCTCTCTTCATGGCCGCCGAACTTCGGGTGGTTCTGAACCAGTGCCAGCAGGGCGTCGCCATAGATGGCGGGCTTGCCGTTGATGACGGCGATGTTCTGCAGCGCCTGGATCGGATTCAGGCCCAGCTCGCTGCCCATCATCATTGCCACCAGGGTGTCGTCAGGGCGCCCCTGATAATTCTTCGGCACCATCTGGCTGCTGGAAATCTGCTTAGCAAACGCCATGGCTTCCTGCATGCTGGTTGGCTTCAGGGCGAAGCCGTTGGTTTGTGCAATCGCGTTCATGCTCTGCTCCTTGCTCGAATAAAAGGCGGGGCGGACCCCGCAAAACAACAGATCAGCGCTCTGTCGTATCGGTATCTCTTTGGGCCAGCATTGCGTCGGCCTCTATGTAACGAATGGAGGCGATGTAATCAGCCATCTCGCCAATTGTTGGGTTGCGCCCCATTTGTCTCTCCAGGGTCTCGGAGGGCGCGTAAAAAGACACATCGCACTTAGCGGCGAAGTAGTCGCGCAGGGTCATACCTTCCTGATCGTTTACATTTGCATCATTGGGCACCGGGAATGCTGGCCCGCCGCTGTTCACCTCACTCATGTCCAACTCCTGCCACTTGCACCGGATCGGCGCAGTTGTAGTTTTCGGCCTGCTCAGCGGGCCAGATTCCATCGCGCACCATGGCGCAGGTTTGCTGCTCGCTTATCAGTGCGTCCTGGTAGTCCATTTCCCCGGCCATGCACAGGATGGCCAGCAGAGCCATAGCAACGGCGGAACCGAGAACAATGTTTCCGTATCTCATGCGGCCTCCGACGGGTAGAGCATGGATTTTATGGGCATCGGAGTTGGCAACCCGTAGCGATGGTTGATTGCCGCCGAGATCAGCGTTTGGCCCCGGTAGCAGGCCAGCGTGACCGGGTGCCCAGCGCCACACAGGTCGATAGCCAGCAGCCATCTGCCGCGCCACTGCATCTCGATTGGATTGCCCGCGTCGCGGGCAGCGCTCGGTTGGCATATCGCCATGGCTTCGAGCACAGCGGTTTTCGTCATTTTCTCGATAGTAGTAAGGTCTCTCATGGCTTACGGCTCCATCCGTTGTTGTGCGTCCAGCTTCATGCGCTCGTCGCGGGCCTGCTGGTAACGCTCGTCGTCCATCATTTCGGTGATTACGGTGTCCAGAACGGCCCGGAATTCAGGCTTGCGGCGAAGGGCTGCCCAAAGCTGTTCCGGTTCGATAACCCGGCCCGCTCCGGTCTCTGCCAGCGCCTCTTCCTCTTCCCTGTCGAAGTCGGTTTTGTCGTCGTCCAGGAAGTCCATATCGTCCACCGGCAGGGCGTTGTCATAGGCCGCTTGCGCGCTGGCCATGGCTTGCTGGTTTCTGAGGGCTGAGTTCATGTCTGGCTCCGGGCTGTTCGTCACTCGATGAATTAATAGTAGCGCTGCTATTATTAATGAGCAATAGCAATGCTAATAAAAATTCAAAGTAGTCCCAAAATGACCGGTTCGCGGAAAATGATTTTTACAGGAGGGGAGGGGTTAGAACTTTATCTTGGCTTCGACCACAACGCCCACAATCCGGCAGTTGCCGTTGATGGGGGTGGTTTTGTAGTTCGGGTTGAGTGGCTTCAGGTATTTCTGACCGGCATCGATGACCAGCTTCTTGAAGGTGACTTCCTGGCTGTCCTCCAGCTTGGCCACCACCAGGCTGCCGTTCATGGGTTCCACGTCAGGATCGACCAGAATAAGGTGACCTTCAGGGACGCTCACGCCGGCCTGTGAAGTCATGGAGTCGCCAACAACGCGCAACCAGAAGACATGCTGCCCGGCGGCATTAGGCACTGGTTCGTAGCTTTCACCCTGTCCCGGGTGGTGCAGATCCACTGCTTCCGACCACTCCCCAGCCTGCACCCAGCTGATCACCGGGGCTGTGCGGTTGCCGTATTGGCCGGGCGCATCCTCAACATTGGAATCCAGTGTGGCGGTGCGTTTCGATACGCCTTCTATGTCGTCGGCCAGCGGCGGCTTAATTCGCCGGACATTCACACCGAGCAGCTTGGCAAACTTCATTGCCGCCGTGTCATTAAGCGGTATTCGACCGTTCAGGTATTGCCCAACGGCACCCTGGGTCATGTCCATTTCAGTGGCGGCAAGCTCCTGAGTCAGTCGAAGGGACTGCTTCATGGCCAGCCATTCGCTTTTCAGCTTGGCGGCCCACTCAAGTTCTTCCGCAGTTAATGCGCGGCGTTTAGTCATAGCGGGAGAATATAAGCACCGCTTATCGCTAACAATGAGCATAGCTATTGATTTAGTTAGTAGCAGTGCTACTATTGCGAGAGGAGGTAGCCATGAACCCGATCCTTAAAGCCATTGATGCCTGCGGTACGCAGGAAGAGTTAGCAAGCCGCATTGAAGTCAGTCAGGGCTTTGTAAGCCAGTTGGCTCGCGGCGTTCGCCCGGTGCCTCCGGCCCTGTGCCGACGCATTGAAGAGGCGACCGGCGGGGCAGTGACACGCGAAGCATTGCGACCTGATGTATTCGGCAAAGACGAAACCGCCGCCTGAAGCCGGGCAGTGCTGTGCTGTAACCGCAGCAGGCACAGCTCTCGGCGCAGACGGTTCTCGGGCCAGCCCTCCAGTATGGCCCGCATTTGAAGAATTGAAGTTTCAGCAATCAAGTTATCCATGGAGCCAGAATAGATGGACGCAATCAGCAAAGTAATGGGGGAGATACCCCAGAGCATTCAGAAGCACGGAACCGCCACTGAGAAGCTGGGCGCTATTTGGGATGCGATTGGCCGCGACCGGGATGTATGCCAGAGCCGCCTGGCCATCGAGATTGCCAAGGCCTGGGCCGAGTACCACCTGAGCCCGAACATTCCCACTCACAGCGAAAAGCAGGCCTGCGAGCGCATCCGCAAGATGTTCTGCCGGGAATCCCCGCTGCACTTCGACTTTGCGCTTGAGGCGTTCATTCCAGCCCTTCCTGAGCCGTATCAGTCTGCCGCCGTGGCCACCATCTTCCCAAGCCGAACAGCCCGCCAGATGGCGGAGGCTGAGTTCTGCGCATGGGAGGCCAATGCCCGGGCCGACAACATCACCGACCGCATTCGCAATGACGTGGCGTTCCACGGGCTTGAGGACATTTCTGTTGAAGGGCTGAAAGTGATGGATCGCGCTTATGCGAATGAGGGCGACAGCATCCAGGCAGTGCGCGGAGTGATCCGTGGACAGATAGAGAAGCTGGAAGGTGCGGCACGTGCCCCAAGCAAATTGGAAGCAGTTAACCGATAAAGAAAAAGCCCCGGCGCTGGGTAGGCGAAACCGGGGCTTTCATGTGAAGCAACGAGGTGATTATGAAAGCAAGACCGATACTTTTCAACACGGACATGGTGAAGGCGATTCTGGCAGGGCAGAAGACGCAGACGCGGCGGGCCGTAAATGCTGATATGGCTGCCAACTTTGATGAGCCTCGTGGTACTGAGGATGTTCTAGCCGGGTATCCGTTTGTGGAGACTGAAGGGGGCTATGTCAGCGCATTGAAATTATGCCCCTTCGGCCAGCCCGGAGACCTGCTGTATGTGCGCGAGACTTTCAGGGTTTTCGATAGCTCTGCCGAATGCGCCTGTTATGACCATTGTGTCTGCTCGCGCCATAACGGCAAGCCGATGTACTTTGCTGACGGTTTCTGCACCAAAGACGATTACAAATGGAATCCCTCCATACACATGCCCCGCTGGGCTTCCCGCCTGACCCTCGAAATCACCGATGTGCGCGTGGAGCGGTTGCAGGACATTGACCGTGGCGACTGCATGGCAGAGGGCTGTCCGTTCCCGAATATGGCCGTGAACG